CTTGGCCCACGCCCATCACTGACTTGCGAAGCTCTAATCCCTGCCGGGCAATTTCCAGAGTTTGTTTCCGCATCTCATTGGCGATGGCTCTTTGGCCTTGGCTTCCTACTGCGGATTCAATGCTCTTTAAAAGTCCATCAATACGCTGATAATCTTTGCTGGTGGCCCCCGGAGGAAGGGTAAGATAATCCGGGAGCGGACCTGGTTGCGTTACGTTATAAAGGGCTTGATGGGCCTTATTAATCCCATCAACATTAGTCAGAGGACGTTCTCCTTCCGGTAGCTTAACCGTGATTTCTTGCACTTTTTTGAGTGAATCCAACGCCTGTTGCTTCTGCTCAAGGGTTGTATTAGGATCATTCAACATTTCATAGGCAGCAGCTTCGGGAGAAGCCGGTTTTTCCGGCCGTTCTCTTTTCGCAATCTCGGACTCTATGTTTCGCTTATTCAGGGCGAAAGATTCTTGCTCCATTTGTTGTTCAATCTCTTTGTTACGTTGAGCAAGATCGCTTTGATATCGCTGCTCACCTTCCTGCTGGGGACGCACAAATATGTTTTCGTAGGCTTTCTGGCCCAACTGAGGGCTGCTATAGGCTGCCATGCCGGTAACGAGCGCTCCTAACCCCTTGCGCCAGCCGGCAAGTGGTTTAGGTAGATAGTCAGCGCGGTTAATTCCAGAAGGCGAAGCCGCAGGTGGTTGCATGGGCAAGCCAACGGGAGCCAACGCGGGGGGGGCAGTGGGAGGAACACCACCCCCCAAGGGGGTTGCCGCGTTGGAACCTATAGGAGCCAAGCCCGATTCTTCCAGGGCACGTTTCCAACCTACGGGCCGATATGGGCTTTGCTCATCCAGTTGTTCAAGTTCGCCAAATGCCATTTTCTACCTCATTTTTCTATCATAAAAGGGTTGAACCAGCACCGTAAAGTCCGCCTAAGATAGCTTGGGTGTTGGCTAGCGTTTGTTCATTCGCTCTGGTTCTAGCATTCACATATTCAGGCCCCAGGCCATACATGCTTGCCATCGCGCCGGTATCCGTTCCATAAACGCTTTGCAGACCGGAAAGACCAGCGAGACGATTTGATTGTTCTTGATCGGCAAAACCCTTTTGCAATCCTGCGGCGGTACTCCCCAGCGTTTCTCCTTTGGAACGCGCCAAGGCGTCTTCTTGGGCGGCGGTGCCCGCAGTATTACGAGTACGGGCCGCTTCGTTTTGAGATTGCAAAGCGGCTGTTTCAAAGGGAGCCGCTGCTGCGCCCATCCCCGCTGTCGTCATGCCCGCCTTCTGTTCCGGGGTATAGCCCTGGTTCAACAAAGAAGTATAGCCGGGAACCAAAGTGGAGCGAAGGCCCTGTGCTTCTGCCTCACGGGTAGCCCCAATGCCTTGCGTGGTATCAAATCCGCGAGTTGCTTGACGTGATGCGCCGCGTCCCATAATTACTTCACCTCTCTTGAATATGCGGGCCAAAGCTGTTTTTGCCAGCCCAAATGGACTAGAAGTTTTCCGAACCGCTTATCAATCTCCGGGGGAAGCCAAGCATGTAAATCAGTAAAACCCATAGCTTTCAGCAAGGGAAGTATCTCGCGCTCAAATATCAAGATTCTTCCCAACCCTTCCTTGCGCGTCATCTTCGGCATAAGCAAATAGGTTTCCAAGGTCTTACGCAATAGCAAGGCCGCTTCGATAGTTTCCCCATTTTCAATCACGGTTTTACTGACAAATTCCGGCTTATCCAAATCGGGGAATTGATAGGAGAATCCTTGCGCCTCATGCAACTGCTGGAGACGGGCAAGATCGGATTCTGTATAAGGTCGTATCGTCAGCATTATCCCGGCCTATTCGCGGGCGTAACCAAACTAGCCGGAGGAGCCACTACTTTGTTTCCCGCTACTGGAGTTACGTTCAAATTCACAAAGCTCTGCGTGGCTTTCAACGCTTCCGCTAATTGCGGGTCTTTCTTGCTAATGGTCGGAAGATTCGGCAAATTAAGTTTCACAGGCCAGCCCCCCTAATCAGCATGGTTGGATCGGGTTGCATCGAAACCAATACCCGTTCTAGTTGAAAATTACCACCTGGAATGGTCGTGCCAAAATGATAAATGGCTCGCTCGGAATGCACGTTAGTCTGCCGCTCAAAATCTCCTACGGGAGAAGCGCCAAGCCGCACCCCCCGAATCCGAGTTGTTCGAGCCGTGGTAATGATATCGACATTAAGCGTTCCTAGCACGGTGGCTCCCGCCGCGGCTGGCAGTGTGGTTACCGCTTGATAGATAAACGTGGTGGGGTTGGGCGTTCCAATGACGCGCTGATAGCCATTGTAGGTGGTATCGCTGGCCCCGGAGACGATTACCCAATCATTGACCGCCAAGCCGTGTGGCAAGGACATAACGACTTGCACATATCCCGGCCCTGTTTGCGTCATCGTAACTACTGCCCCTGGAAGCGCAGCGGTTCCCGTAACGCGCCCGGTAAGGTAGCCGAATAGCTTTCTATGTCCACGCATTTGCAAACTCTGTTCCTGTTCATTGCTGGGCATAGCAGGAGTTTCCCAAAAAGAGTTAATCGCCACTCCATCATCCAAAAACTGTCCAGCGGGCCGATTGTAAATCAGGCCGTTACCTACGCCATTACCGTAGAAATCTTGGGTTGTGCCGTTTGTTTGTTCGATAAAAGCAGCACAGGGCGCAGTAATATTCCAGATTGTCCATTTTCGCGCCCCACCATGACTGCCTATTTTGCCGGAAGAGGAGTATCCAACCCCCGGCCCTCCCGCAATATGATCGGGGGTCGGAGCAAACTTGTAATCCATGACAAACACAACATTCGGGCTCGTGGCTCCATTGACGGGTGCCCCTACCAAAATCAGCTTGTTTTTGGCATTAATTCGTACCCAAACAGTGTGTCCGTAAAGCCAGTTAATCGAATTCCAGCAGATTTGCCCGGTGCCGGACGCATCATCCATGATTTCTTGATTGATTTTGATCGGATCGGAACCCAGACACAAATAGAACCCCGTCCGATGCGCAAAAACTGCCCATTCCTCTGTCCAATCTACAGCATTGGGGCCGCAAATGCCGATAGTGGCAGAAACTTCATTCACGGCCCAAGAAGAGGGTTCATTGGTTCCATCATCGGTGACGTAGCACAGGTAGTTGTCTTTGCCAAAATAGTAATTGCTCCGAATCGGGAACTGACCGCGCAGCGTTTGGCCGTCATTGGGCCTAATCCCGATATTTCCCGTTACCCCATCATAGGATTCAGGGTTGTTGACATAACTAAGGCGGGCATTGGACGCATTCACCGGGCTCAAGGTCGGGAAAATCTCAATTGAATCAGCAATGAAGTATCCCAAATTAGTCATAATGCCCGAACCATAAACACGCAAAATGGCATCATAGGGAATGGTGGTTTGCGCGGCCATCAAAACCCCGGAAAACTCCGTAAAAGTAGCTGTAGACATCGCGGAAAAAGCAACGTTAGCTAAGCCTAAAGAACCCAAGGTGGCGCTATAGATTTCAATGGTGAAGTTTCCTTGCGTCAATCCACTTCGCTTCAGCCGAACCCGATAAGAATACCCTACGTTGGGACGCAAAATCTGGACGTTCAAATAATCCTGGTAGGCAGACTGAGTAATCATCCCACGCAAAGCGGCGGCACCATTGCCGGTAATTTTGTATCCATCCATCCACGCGCCCGCCGTACTTCGGCTGCCACCAGTCCCATCGGTAACGTCTGAAATCCATCCCAGCGGTTCATCAGAGCCTGCCATGCCCCCGCCAAGATTCCAGCCACCATCAAAAGTAAGGTTGATGAAGTTCGGAACTTTAGCCCGTTCTCCCAGCCAAACTAACCGGCTATTGTAAGCTCCTACTGAAGTACATTCTCCCAACTCTTCTTGGCCAAACAAGTTGCTGGCATCATAAGATGCAATCAAGTCCGAGTCGGAAAAATCAAAAATCATGGAAGTAACCGTATTGTTGTTTACGGTCATCGATTTTAGAATTGAATAGAAAACCCCCGTGGTGGCCGGGGGAGCAATATAACTGGTAAACATCAGCAACCTAGAGACCACGTTGGCGGGGCCTACCGCAATGTTTGTTAAGGCCGCCAACTGTTCTCCCGCCGCATAGAAATAAACCGGGGGAGAAGGTTTGGTGATGTACCCCTGTCGAGTGATAAAGGCTACGCTCACCCCATGCAGGCCAGCCGTAATGCTTCCTTTAATCGTGGCCGTACCTGCCGCGCCGCTTAGTGAATTGGGGCCAATTTGGGAATAAGTGAAGCTCGTAGCGGTGGGCGTCGTGACGATTTGATATTTCCCATTCCAAGCTACGCTCACCGTTCCCCCGGCAGAATTAGATGAGGCCGTAACTTGATTGTAAGTAAAGGTCGTAGCGCTAGGAACGGTTTGCACGACTACACCGGCCGGAGTGTTGAAGGTGTCATCGCCAAAGCCCGCCGTTATGATAAGAGTTCCAGTGGTTAGCCCATGCGCGGCAGCAGTAGTCACCGTAACTACCCCGTCTTGGGCCGTGGCCGTCGCTGCCCCACCTACTGCCAAAGCTGCATATCCACCAATCTCGACAAACCAGCCAGGAACAAAATTGTGCGCGGCGGCAGTTACGGCTGTGACCACATTGTCAACTCTGGTAAGCGATGGTCCTTTGGGCGTTACGGTGCCTGCCCCGCTTTGTCGTAAAACATACGAAAAAATAGATATTTTGAAAGTTGTCGGAGTTGGAATGGCCGTGACTATCGCTCCAGTAACATTGAAAAAACCATCCGCTACCCCAGCGATATCGACTTGATCTCCGATTGCAAGTCCATGTGCAGCCGTAGTGGTATAGGTGGCCGTTGTGTAATAAGTCTCCGGTGGAGGCGGAGGAATGTAAGGAGGCAAGTAAGGCGGATCGGGCATGTAGTAAGTTTCTAGATCGGTGGTAATTGCCCCATTAGGCGCAGCGGCTACGGTCAACGCCGCCCCCGCTCCGGCTCCCTGTACCACAACACTATCCGGCAAAAAGTTTGCTACGGAAGGAGATTGTCCCGGTCCTACCTGGCTTACTCGATCAAAATTTGTGTCATCGTATTGCCGGGGAATGTCAGCGCCCGTATTCCCATCATAAAACGCCTGATATTCCCGCCCAAAAACCGTAGTTGAATGCAGTCGAAGTCCGGGAATATTGTCTAAGGAAACATTGGTTCGCGTTCCCGCGCTGTCGTAGCGGTACATGTTCCCCAACGCATCCCAAGCCAGTAATCTATTGAGAAAAGATGGGGTTTGATAGGTTTTAAGCCCATTCACATTGGGCAGTCCCGGTAACGCCGCATAGACCGCCTGTAAGCCCGCTCGCGTTCGTACCGCGCCTTCAGGGAACTCCACGTCTTGATTGAGCGCAGAGGCACCCGCAGGCAGATCGGCGGGCGGCATGGACGTGCACCGCCCACCAAACGCCTCGATGGCTAAATCCGCCAGTTCGTTAACTGACAAGTTACACGCCTTTCTTGAATACCGCCGTGCCGTGAATGCTGTCTGCCAGAATTGCCGCTTCGTAAGCACCTGTGCCGTGCTCCGTGTTATAGGCGGTTAACACCAGCATGGCGCAAGTTGCCGGAGTTGCTCCGACAACCGGGCGATACTCGTAGGTGGTCTGGCCTGATTGGCTCCAAACGTTCAACTCAATGGGGGCCAGACTGGAAGGGATAGATGCCGCCGGACCCTCGAATACCGGGTCTTGCGTGGCAGTGGTAAAGTTAAGCGTATCCCCGCCAATTCCGGTGGTATAGTTGCCGGAGGGTGTGACGTTAAAGCCAACCCGCAGGGCGTTTCCTGAGGCTTCAATCGAAGTAATGGAAATTGCAAGTGGCATGATGTTTCTCCTTTAGAATATCAATCCGTGTCGATTACCTCTGCCGCTGTAAGGAATGCGCCGCGCCCGCTGGCGTTGCGATTTCCGTACCGCGATGGATTTCAGCAAGAAAATTTCATTCTGGCCTTCTTGGGCGAACGCCGCTGCTACCGTCGAACCTCGTGCCGTGGCAAAGATTTTGGCGACTTGATAGGCAGCCGCATTATCCACGCCGCGAATAGGCACCGGGTCCGTAGCCGTAACCAAGCGCGGCAACTGTTTTTCGTACTTGATCTTTACATCCTGAACCTGCTGCGCTCCCCGAAACAGGATGCAGTCGTTTCCTTGATACGATCCCCATTCCCAATCAATCAGGTAAAGATGCTGGCTTAGATTAAGCAAACCATCGTTAGCCTGCTTCATTTCGCTGGCAGAATTATTTGTACCATTCTGGCGTTCCCAGAGCTTTAAAGGCACGAGCAAGTCAGAAGGCAACAGCGGAGCGGCATAGGCCACATTTCCAACCCCATTGGGATAAATCAGGTTGGCACCGCTATCATGGACAATGAGGCGAGCTTCCGGGTCAACGGTAGTAACCGCCGGAATGCCAATCAGCCAGAAGTAATCAACGAAAGTTTCAACGCCAACCGAAGTCAATTCTTTTTGAATGTTGGCGTAGGCTAGATTAACCAGCGAGGACATGCCCGGATAGCTGTTGGTCAGCACATCTCCGTTCACATCCTCGCAATCATTCAGGATGACGCGGGCACGGGACAAAATCTCATCAACTGTGGTATACGCGGAACCCGGCAAAACGGGCATGAACTACCTGCGCGGGTTACTTTGTGCCCTATTCTGGGCACCCCCGCTGGGAGTCAAGGCCGCAGCCTCGGTATAGCGTTCCGGGTACAGTCTACGAGCCCGTTCATTCGGTGGCATCGCGGACAACACCGCAATCGGTTCGTCAAGGATGGCCCCGCAATGGCCGCAGGTAATCACGTTTTCCTGAATCTTCTGGCCACAGCCTGGACAGTCAAATAGTTGCTTGGGCACATAGCACCAAGGCCGCTCCTGTCCCATTTCCCGGCAAGCCCGGCGATGCAGGTCAGTGATGTTGACTTGTTCTTGAGGCCGTGCCCACATCCTATCACCTTCGTCGGAAATCAGACGCGCGTATTCCGTAACCATAGCATTTTGGGCTGTGGCAATCTCTTGGGCCGTTACCAGTGTGCGACAGTAGGCATGAAATTGATCGCGCAACCTGACAATCTCCCGCGACATAGCATTGCGCTTCTCTTCTCCCCCCGGCGGATAGATATTCTTGGCTTCCATCAAATTGCCCTTGCGAATATTCTTAACTTCGGGCGGATTCTCCTTCATGTATTCTATCTCATCTTCGATGGCTTTCAGGAGTTCCTTGGGCACGTCCGGTTCCGCCGCACAGAGCAGGACGCCGTACTTGGCGCGGGGCGAATCGCTACCTTCACCCACGATGGCCTTTGCCAAGGGGCGGGCCTTAATCCAGTGAATCGTCGAACGCTGGTCTCCAATATCCTGTATCTCCGGGGTAGGGTAGATCACCAGCAGAGAAAAAGGCTGTTTATCCGGTCGGGGAGGAATATAGAACGTTCCACTTAACCCGTTGCCGTGAATGTGTTCGATGGTGCCGACATTGATAATCAAACTCGCTGTGCTCATAGTGCTCCTTTGCAATTCGTGACAAACTGTTGTCCCGCGAAGGCCGGGAGTCCGTCACGTAGAATGTCTTCCGCTCGTGCGATAAAGTGATGGTCTTCCCGTTCAAGGCGCTGTTGAATAGCCGCCCGGCGCTGGGCGTAAGAAAAATCAGTCGATTTGTTGATTAGCTGAACAATCATTTCCACCACGGCGGGATAAAGCGGAAGGCGTTGGCCTTTAAGCGTTCCATCCACCGTGAGCGGCATGACGACTTCGTATTCGCCACAGGAAGGAAACGGACCCGCCGTGTCAACCGTATATCCTCCCGATACTTCTTGCCCTGCCCTGCCCCAAGTTTCAGGGCTTCCATACATTTCTGGCGGACACCATTTTTCAAGGAACCAGCAATTACCAGGGAGATACTTGGGAACCTCCCGCGTCTCAATTACCGAGGACTTGATGCGGGGTGGAGTTTTGATTTCATACCCGTGATGATCGTACACACCCGTACCCTGCGCTGGCTCTACTTCCTGCCATTCGCCCGTCATCTTCACGATGCGGTCATAGCCCCAGACCATGCGGAAATTCGGTTGGCCGAAACGGTTCATACCGCCTGCCAGTAAGAGACGCAGCTTCACTTCTTCGGGGCAGTTGTGATGCTCAATCGGTTCGTTTTTTTCTGGCACTAGATTCCTCCAGCTTGAGGACACGTTCGTTCAAATCCACAAGACGCTTGCTCAAGTCGTTACCGGCCAAGAAAATTTCACTAATGATTCCCTCGAAGGCTCCATACAATTCCTGCTCGGCAGCATGGCCCGGATCGCCTTGATGCAGAGCCTTTAATTTGTTGCGAGCAGCGGTGATCTTCTCAAACATATTGACCTCCTCTAAGCGTGGAATTTGACCAAGCAACGCAGGCTTTCCTCTACCGCTTCTCTCACTTCCGGTAAAGGTTCCCACTTGGGCGGGGGCATCCCCGCATCAAGACTGTATACTCGCGCCGTGTGATTTTGCGTGTTATGCGCCACAATCATCGGCCCAAGCGTCGGAGAGTTAACAAAATGGTTTTCAATCAAGGCCGGAGCAGGCCCCCGCGTATTGATAAAGGCCATGCGAATGCGCTTGCCTAACTCTATTGGATTCCAGCACAGCTTGACGCGAAAGTTCATATTCATACCTTCGAAAATGGAGGCCGGTATTACCCGGCCCCCGTTAAGCGTCAGTTCATAAACACGTTCATACCCTAGTAGCCAGGTGTGGTCGCTGCCCCATCCCAAAAAATCCCATACCGAGGGCAGTCCATGAACACGTTCATCACCACATCGAGGTACGACAGATACCCCGCGACTAGGCCAGTAGAGGCGCCATAGATCGGGAACACGGTTTGTCCGCCTTCCTCGAAGAAGCCGATGGGTTTAGTGACGGCCCGGCCCCAATGCTTGAGCAGCAGCACGTCAATTCGGTTGAGGTTGGCATGGATGGAGGTTTTGATCGGAATACCTCCAAAAGTCTTCGGGGGCCGCTTCTTAAGCATGTCCACCGAAGTGTCGCCGCTGATTTGGTTCTGAATGATGGTGGAGACCACGAGCCCCGCGTTCTCCCATTGAGCCTCCATGTCCACGTTCATAAAGGCCACCATCGGTTCTTCAAAGTTCGCGCCCAACACGCGCCGCAACTTGTTTTCACCGAGCCGACGCAAGGCTGGAGTGATGGCCGCGCCTGCGAGTGCTACGTGCGGAGTCTTGAGAACTTCGGGATAGGTGGGCCGTGCCAGATTGTTCCAAGTGCCCACTACCGAATCCACATGGTTGTAGGTCAAGCCTTCGAGGGAAACGGGGTTCGCACCACCGGCACCCTGCGAGATATTGATAACCAAGGCATCACCCGCAATGGTGCCAGCCGGAGCCGCGTTGACCGTAATGGTCTTGGTAAACAGCGGCGCGGTGCCGTTCGGGTCAACCGAAGTCACCGTGCAAAGGCCGCGAGACGGTGCACCCAAGCCAGTGGGATAAACTTGGATATCCTGCCCAAAGTAAAACATATTGGGGTTAGTCACAGGAAACACATTGGACGGGAACACATAGCCCGCGCCAATGGTATCCAATTGGCCGGTGCCGTTAGTCTGGAAAACCACATCCAGAAACCGTTTGAACATCTTCATGGCTTCCGCTACTTCGCGGACCGCCACATTCTCTACGGCTTTGCCGTCGCCCTTGGTGGCATATTCCGCCAACTTGGAGACTTCAAAGGCATGGCGGAATTGGAGGGTGGACAGTGTGCCCACATCCCAAGTCGAACCCGACCCGCGCCCCATGTCGTCAAAATCTCCCGTACCCTGACTAGCCTTGCCTCCAGGCCGAACCAGCAGCGGCAAGCGGACGTTACGGGTGGAGACATCCACCACGTCGCCCCGCTCTTCAATCATGTCAAGCAGGATGTGTTCCTGCTCATAAGCCCTCGGAACATTTTTCCTAACTTTTTCGAGTTGTAACGCTATCGAATTAACATTAAATGCACCCATTGTTTTTGTCCTTTACCGAGTTACCCCAGACGCAAAACTTCTTCCGTCGTCATGGGTTGGCCATTGGGTTTGTACCAACGTCCACCCTCATGATATGGTGCGGTATGGGCAGGGCCATTTCTGCCGGTTGCCGCTGTCTGCGTCGAAGTTCGGTTAGTGCCGGTTGCCCTTGCAACCGGGCGGGTGGCCTGAACTATTCCGGGCGTTTCCTCGGCCAAAACCTTGCGCACATACATATTCAAAAGCCACGGCTGATTCCAAACCTTGCGCTGGATATCCAACGTTCCCGGCAAATTCAAGTTCTGATAGGCTGCCTTCAAAGAACGCATGAATGAGGGACTTTTTTGCAAGTGGTCTCTCATTCGGACCATGACTTCATTGACGATGCGCTCACGCTTTTGCGCGGGGATCGCCTGCGGGAGTCGCTTGATAAGTGGATGAGTCTCGACAATCTGTTTTTGGAGACGGGTAGATTCAGAAACAAAGTTTTTGCTAAATGCTTCTCCATCTGCCCGCTGGCGCTCTTCTCTTTCGCGGTCAAAGGCTTGCCGCTCATTACGCAATCGCTCGGCTTCCGGGGACAATTGCTTGGTCCTCTGTTCTCCGGCAAAACCATTTACCCAGTCAGCGAGCTGGTCAATCATCTGCTGAAGATTGGGATTGTCGGATTGCTTAGCGAGCGCTTGAAGCTGCGCAATGTGGTTGACCACACCTTGACTTTTGAACGTCGCACCCATGATGCCACTGAAGATGCGGTCGTAACTCTCCGGGTCTTCCCGGCTCCATTCACGGGTCGAGTTCTCTAGCAAGGCAATGGCGGCGTTGCGATCCTGGGCGAATATATCCCGAATTATCTTGCTATGTCCGGGATAACGCCCTTCAGGATCGCGGGCCACAAGATTGTTGTCGAGTTCACCAACTTCATTCAACTCCTGCAAAAGTTCCTGAGCATCCCCAAGACCATTCGGAAAGACCTCGCGTAATTGGCGGGCCTCCGCTACGGTGGGGAAAATCTCGCGGTAGGCGGCATCACGCCGAAAGGTGGCCTCAAAGCTGTTCCGAAGGTCGGGATACTTTTTGAGTACCGCATCCAGTTCTGGAGCCTTTTTGGTCATCTCGCGCAACCGGGCAGAAATGGAAGGAGCAAACTCAGATAAATCGTCTTTGTCTACTTCCTCACGCTTCTCTTCCGGCTTCTGGGGTGCCGCTTCTTCTCGCCCGGTTTCGGTTACGGGCGTTTCCGTAGTTTCGACAGGCTCTACCTCCGGGGTTTCCACCACAGGGGTACTTACTTCCGTCGATACAGGACTATCAACAATGGCTGTTTCTAGGTCTGGCATTTTATAACCTCCGTGCGTTTACTGTTTTTTACAGTCTGGTCGCATGAACCAGAATTCTTAAAACCTGTTTTCTGGCAACGCTCGGCCCATGTCCTCATACTTGCTGCTGGCCAGAGTTCCCTTTGTTTCCAATTCACTTAGCTTGCTGCGTAAAATCTGGGCTAGATCGGATGGCGCAAATTTAGGGCTAAATTCAATCGCCAGATAACGAAAGCCGTCTCCAACTGGCTTGACTAGATAAACTAGGTATGCGGCCATCAATCCAGTCGAATTTCCATAAACTGGAAAGCAATATTCAATCGTCTGGTGGCCACACTTTTCACAGGAATGCACGTTTTCATGGTAGATATGTTTCGTGATTTCCGGCCCCATATCTCGAATTGCCTGTTCAAGTAAAATTGCGCTCATGTTATTGACCTCCAAGCCCGGCATTCACTGGTTTTTCCAGTCCGGTTGCCTGAACCGGGGGTATAGCTGGAGCTTTGACGGCTTTATCCATCGCCAACTTAACCATAAAATCTTCGGGCGAAACCGTGATGCCCATTTTGGCCAGCACTTGGCGCTGGGCTTCTGGCGGCATATCCTTGAAGGAAGCGGTAAGGCTTTCCGACAGCGGTTTCTCTTCGGGAGTCTGGCTGGCCGCCGCTTTTTCTACCTGCTGAATATGCTGCTCAAGATGCGCGCGCACGGCGGCATAGGCTGGGGGATTTTCCCGCTTCAATTTCTGTCCATCTTCACTCAGCAAATATCGCTTGCAGGTAGCCGCTTCGGCGGGATGATCGTCAACCAAGGGGTCAACTTCGGGAGGCTGGCCCACGGGATTATCCCCAAAGGCTTTGACAATCTCGCTGATTTCCTTTAACTGTTTTTTGCGAGCATCCGCGCCGGGTATAACCAAATCGGTAATTCCGATGAGCTTGACAGCTAACTCTGCATTGGCAGGCTCAGTCATCAAGGCTTGCCCTTGCGGGGTGTCCATCATGCCCATAAAAGTAGTGCGTTGCTGTCCCCACAATTCGGGGAATTGCTCATCGCCTTCAGGATAGGCCCGCGCCTCACCTTCGAGCGCGGTTAAGTCCACGCTTTCGGCTTCAAAATCACCGGAAGGCCCCAGCACCGGCATAATCATTTCACCCTTGGCGTGAGCGTGAAAATCTCGGCAAGCTAAACTTATAATGTCGGAATGGGCCTGCTTGATGCGGGAATAGGGAACACCCATGCGCCCCATTGCTTGATCGCGCTGGATAGCAATTCCTCTCGCTGTGTCCGTGCTGTTTTCTGCCGCGCCCAGGAGCGCCGGAAATTCACCGGTTAAATCCTGTTTAATGGGCCCGCGTAATTCCTGAGCGTATCCAACCATGTCAGCAGAAACAGAATCGGCTCGGACTTGCATAATCTTTGCGCGAATATCTTCACCCTGCCTTAAAACAACCCCGATTTCAGAACCAGGTTCCGATCTTTGTTCTTGACTAGCCGTTGGGTCAAACGTGTTGGCATCACGATAGGTAATAGGAATCCCGTACTCGTAAGTTTCAGCACGAATGTTGGACAGAGTGTTGTACTGGTCTTGCACGGGCACCGTAGAACTTCCTAGGCCGGGCCGATGCTGACCATTACCGGGCATGGCATGATAGATAACCCAGCAATCATCCATTGATTCTTTGCGGCTAGTCAGATAAGTTGGGCCGCAGAACTCCACGCGGCAACCATTAGGGAAAACTTCGAGCAACGCATCCCGTTTGGTTTTTTCAAGCGCGTAGAAAGCAGTGGGCCGAAACCAAACCTTCGAGTGCGTACAGAGAACTGCCAGTGCCCCTCCTGTCTGCGCTAAAAGGTTTGTGCCCTGCGAGACTGACAGGCGAGCGGTACGCTCGAAAGTATCATCCGTGCCTGAGCTTTGACCGGGCTGGATTTGGTCAGCCTTGTCGGGATGCTTGGCTTTCAATAGCGAATAATGCACTTCCCGATCATGGATGAGATAATGAAAATCAGACTGTTCCTTTGCCCATTGCGGGCGACGTAATTCCAAGGCTCCATGCACGGTAATAAGTTGACGCCCTTGTGGAAGATGTTCTTCTCCACCTTCTTCGATGGTGACGGCAGATTCACCCGGCATCAGATTGTCTTCGGTAAGCACCTTGCCACATTCCGGACATGGAACTGGCGGGACAAAGTGCTTGGCCGGAGATGTGTACCCACATTTGTCGCATTTAACCTGATCTGATTCCTTGGTTTGACCCTCAGACAAGGTAGGTTTCGCTTCATAGCCAAAGCGTTCCCCATCTTCCACGTATTCGGTATGCAGACCCACGATCCCATCACACCAGAGGTAGTAAACCTCATCCTGAAGCAGCAATTTTGGCGGATTCCAACGCTCGATAAGTTTGGCAGCCTTGGTATAGCCTTGGGCCGTCTCAATATCATCGGGCTTATTGGGATTGTTTGGAAAGAAACGGTAAGCGGGCGGGGCTCCCGTAATTGCCGCCACGGCGGTAAGGCCCCCCGACTGATAGATATTGGTAACAAACTCAAAATGAGGCATGTCATCAATATCAGAACTTCCGCTACTAGCAAACGTCTGCGCCCCACTGGAAGCGTTAAAACACTTGTCGCGCTCCGACCACCAAATATACTGATTGCCGCGCCAATAATGGCGATCATGCGCACACTCGCGCACTTCGACGAGCCTCGGATAGCGGTCGTCAGCCGTACAAATTTGCAGCAGCTTCAATAATTCCTGCTGCAATTCAGGCCGGTCGGCAAGCGGATCATCCGGGTCAGTCTGCTTTTGAGTGGCAGTGTCCGACGTCGGGTTGTCCTGCTTGCTGAGTTCGTCCAACTTAAGTTCGTCAAGCACTGTCAGCCTCGAGCTGCTGTAGACATTGTGTAACCGGATGGTTTAGGGCGGTGATCGTCATACGGTCCGGTTCAATCTCGATCTTGAAGGGTCCGTATTTGTCAAGAGAGTCAGCCTTCTGCGGCTCAGGCGGTTCAATCTTTGGCCCGATAACCATCTTGGTCAAATCCCATTGCTTGTGCCCTTCGATGCCATCATTCACAGCATAGGGACAAGCCATAAACCACCATTGACCGGAATCAAAGAGTTCGCCAATTTCCCAGTCAGAATCAGGCGTTGGCTTTACCCAATAGTGTTTAGACATTTCTACCTACTTGCCAACTTCCTGATCGAGTTGAGTTTCATCGGCCACGTTTCACCCTGGGTATAACGTGTTTCTTTTTGCGCGGTAAGCCCTTTTCAGTGGTTGACGCAAAATCGTGCAGGGTCTGGTGGGACAAACCAGCCAGACCCTTGTTTTTGGCGTACAATTCATCCGGGCTGTGCTCCGCGATGGCAAAGAGGCGGCGCTGTTTGATGCTGGTAGCTGGCATAGTCGCCTCCTAATTCAAAGATTCAACGTGCAAATTGAGCAATTGAGTTGGGTTAGCTCCAGCCGTGGTGAATATCTCGAAAATGTAAATCGAGTTGTTATACGTCTGGATGTCAGCCGTCACGGCGGCGGTAGTCTGAGCCGTGGCGGTAGAGCCGGTGGTAGTGCCGCCAGCCAATTGATTGACCAGTGTGCCGCCTGCCATGATGGTGCCCGCCGCACCTACCGCATTGACAGTCATGGTACAGGAGAATTGGGCATTGTAAACCGCCGCACCCAGCGCCGTCGTATTGGCGAACACACACATATTTGTGGGCGTACCCGTGGTAAAGCTGGGACCAATGGCTACCGTAAAATTAGGTGTGGCCGTATTGACCGCCGTGTAGGTAATCTGACCCGAAACGCGGATGGTCTTACCAATGGTGTTCAGGAATCCATCAGGAAGTCGCGCCGTACCCAAAACCGATGGCTGGGTAGCCGCGACTGCTGCCGTAGCCGCAAAGGGGCCATATTGAGTCTGTACCGGTCCGAGTGGCATGGCGTTGACTGGAGCATAAGCCATGATGCTATGGCTCTGCGGCACCGGCCGATAAGTGTTGGCGGTGTAACCCGGCGCGAGGTCGGTAGCGGTTGTCGGTGTGGTGAAAGTTGCCGCCGAACCGATGGCGCAAGCCGGGTACGCTCCGACTAAGGTGCTCAGGGTACAGGTCGAAGCGCTAATGGGAAGGCGATACTGGGTATTGACACCTGTGATGCCTGCATAAGCTCTCCAGCCCACCGCCCCGGTAGCCGCTGCGGGTGAGGCAAAATAAATGCCGTGTAAAGCATCGGCTGGGGTGAAGTTATAACTGCCTGAGCATGGACTTTCTCCACCTAGTGGGTCAACATAAGTCACGCAGACAAATTGGGGGGCAGCGGCAAAGGTGCCTGCCGTAGTCGCAGAACGAACTTCGGTAGCATCTACGACAGCGCTACGAGTGGCAGGAGTCGCCAGATTAACCAAGGTGGCAGGCGAAAGCACTTTGTACTGCGGCACCGGGCCGCGCAAGTCTTCCAAGACCACGTTGTAATAACCAGCCGCCGCCGCAATAATAGCGTCGGTGCCGCCGTCATTTGTCCAAGCGCGGTCAATCACGACTACCCCTCCGCCCTTGGCATAGGCGAAGTTGATAGCTTCTTGGAGGCCGAACGTGCCAGACTTGAGTAGTGCCCCACGTCCGTGCGGATTAGCAAAGACCGCTGCCACTACGCAAGTCGAAGGCTCAACCGTACTGTAGGAACTGCAACCCGCCACACCGACTGTGGTTAGATTTTCCTGTCCCGCTTGTCCCGCATCCCAAAGCAACGGGGCGTTGGTATTAAATGGGTAGATGATCGTACCGTCTTTGAGCGAGACCGCTCCCCCGCCATAGACGGTGCCTCCTTGAGCACCAATACCCGTGAAGCCTTGGGTCAACTTGGCGTTCCAAGTATTAAACGCATTCGCATAAAACCGGCCAGAGGCCCTCGCAATCTGTGACTGATTCTGAGCCAGGGCCGGAACCGCCAAAAAGCTCAAGATAACTAACACACTGAAAAGTTTTCGCATTGCCAATCTCCTTGTTGGTAATATTCGAGGCGGTGGACGGAAAACCTAATACACGCCCTCTACGCCTTCACTTTTACTTTCCGCCTCGCGGCGTTCTTCTTCCAGAGGTTCAGCTTCAACCGTCAACTTAGCTCCGCACTCCGGGCAGGTCAGTCCGCTAGTTTTTTCGCGAGCTTCATCCGGTTCGCGTTCCGGCTTTGCGGTTTCACCGCCCAAATGTCTTCCCATTCTCGGATTCATATAGAAAGTTTTGCCTTCAGCCATTGTCATTTCTCCTTCTTGCGAAAATACGCGCAGCATCCGCCGGGCTCAACGACCGCATCTCCATGATCGTTTTTAGGTACTTCTTGGTCAGCCATAAGGACCGGATGATTGCAGCTATTCTTAGGCGCGAAGTGGCTGCAATGCTCACACTCAAACGGGCCATCCCCGGCTGGGGAATATTTGGCAGCACGGGTTCCGGTAGGGTCTTGCGATAAATCGTGCCGTAAAACCTCTTCGATTCTAGCCATTTCTAACCTCGCGCTTGATGCGCCCCCCGTCTGTTTTCTCCAACCACTCGCGGCGAATTGGCCAAGGCAAGGAGGCCAAGGGTTTAGGCTCATCCGGCTTCATGGCTTCGCGTGGCAAGATAAATCGCTTCGCCAACTTATCTACCGTTTCGCTCATGGCCTTTTGCTTGGCTTCCAGTTCTTGAATGCGAAACTCCAGACTATTTGCATACTCCGCATGGAGCCATCGCAACCACCAGTTTTTAAGTCGGTCAATCATAGCTTTTCAACTTTTACATGTAACGAGTAAGCCATCGGTGTAGCGCCGCCTCCATCGGTATAACCAAACTGGTATTGAATGTTTGTGCTGGCTTTTGCATTCACGATGACAACCCCAGAAAGCTGAGTGGCCGTCGTGTTTCCGGTGGCCGTGGCGTTGGGAACGGCAAGGGGAGTTAGTGTTACCGAATCATCGGCATCCGTGTACGTCACTTGAAATCCTCCTGCCCCGCCCAAGGTGGATGAGGTTGTGCCTGCGGTCGTCACTTTAGCGTTCCAGGTGACTCGGTACATTCCGGCTCCTGTAGCGGGAACGGCATAGATGGTGGTAGCTCCAATGGCTGCGGTTTGAGCAGTCAGATCGGCGCTGGCTGCGGTAACTACCGGAGTCATAGCTAAAATATCAGGCCAAGTAATAACATCTTCGCCAAGAGTTGAAGCTCCGGTAAACTTGAAATGATTTGTCGCGGGCGTGAGTGAGGTTCCCGCAAAGTATCCATCCGAGAAAGGCAACGCTGCCGATCCCAGAGTTATGCCTGCGGCAGCGGCGGGAGAAAGAAAGGTTGCCGAAACCGAAACGGCCCCACGAATACTGACATAGTTGCTGGTAGTTAGTGCCAGCAAACCGATATCTCCAGAATTAGCCTGGTTTCTAGCTACAATGAGATTAACGTTGTTCGATCCACGAATTACCCCGGACTGCGCTGGATTTGTGCCAATCGCAATGCTGCTGAGCTTGCTTACAAAGTCTCCAGTAGTTTCGGTGGTGAGCACGGTTGCGCTAGCATCGGGTAAAGTGAAGGTCTTTTCCGCCGTGGTTGGCCCGGTAAACTTGGTAAAGCCGTTTCCCGTACCGCCGTTAGCCGATCCCAGAATTCCCGAAACATCGGTAGCAAGAGCCACCGAAGCACAGGTAGGGGCCGCATCAGCATTGGTGGCATTCACGAATTGATTGGTGCATGAGCCCGTACCGCTCGCTGCTCCGGTCGAGGCTACGACATCCGTACCATTCCATTTCCAATAGCCACCAGCAGCCGCCGAATGGGCAACTTTTGTCCATAATGCTCCCGCGCCAATTGCGGCAATCATATCCCCACGCGCCGCTGCTGCCGCCGTGGTGTCAGAGTGAGTAGCAGAAAGCAAGGCATGAGTCGAGGCACTCGAGAGCAATTGAACCCACGTGTGCGTCAGGGCATTGCAGTAATACAGGGTGCCGCCAGTCGTATTGCTTATCAGTTGGTTGAAGTTGCAAGACCCGGTAGGCGCTCCGGCTTTGGGCTGAGTGTACGTGTTCCCGTACTGAGCGAGGGCCGGGCGCGTGAGAACCAAACAGATGACTAGCCAGAACAGTCGTTTACGCATTAGGACACCGCCAAATCAATCTTCATGGTTGTGCAAGTCAGAGTAACAATCCTGAACTGATAGATCGGGCCACTAACCAGTGACGCTACGGCGAACATGGACAACAGATTCCCTTGTGGATTAGCAAACAAATCCACCACTACCCCGATATCCTGAAAGGTTGCCCCGCCGTCAAAGGACTGCTGTAGATAGGCTGTCAACACGGTCAAGTCCGTACCCTTAACCGAGTAGTCTACCGATAAGGGCACATGGGTTTGACTGGCCTGAAAGCCGAACATATAGGTTTGACTTGTGGTTTGCTGATTCTCAGTCAAGCCGGTGGCAACCGTTACCGGAACACCGGGGTCTAACAGCGTTACCGTAGTCGGGTCTTGGGGGATGATTGGTAGCATTTATGCTCTCCCTACGGGCCGGAGTGACCAATAGGCCCGTCTCAATGCCCACTCAGTTTTGAGGGCGATTTTAACGTCTCGGATGATTATGCTCAAAGCGCGTCCCTTTGTTTGCCAATACCACTTATGCCAAAAATGTACCGGCTTTCCCAGCCAACGATGAGGGACTTGCAGCAAGCATCGATAGTAGCGATAGGCATGGCTCAAGCCTGAAAAGCGAGCTGGATAAGCTCGTAAAGATCGCAACCATCGCCCAAAACCATACCACGTCATTACATTCTCCCTGCCGGGACACCTTGATAAGCGCGTCCGGGCCTGAACTTTCTCCATGCCTTACGTGGGTTTTCCAACCGTTGCGCCCTACGTGCCAGCATCGCTAACGCGGTCGGGTCAACGTCTTCAATCCCGTCCAACCCGCGTGTCTTGGCATAGGTATCAATCCGCTGCGTCACTCGTACTGAGACTGGAGGGCGGGGGGTAGTTAGCCTAGATTTTAGACCGTACCGTGCGCTATCCGCAGGGTCGTCACCCCCCATGCCCGTGTCGTCACAATCGACTTTCAAAATATCTTCGCGGTTATCTTCGTCTCGCTGTAGGTTTGGCAGGCATTCAATGAGTCGCTTGCAACTGGGGTCCATTGTCCATAGACCCGCAGAAAGAAGCTGGTGCATGAGTCGCCAGCCCCCGATGCGTTCGTTATCAGCACGTATCGCTTCGGGAACACCCCCGGCGCGGAGTCGGCTATTGAGCTGTATTGCGATGGTGTCATTGCTAATCCATCCTCTCCGGGACATCTCAAACGCATCCGGCGACAGGTATACGTCGCTGATCTTCTCGCCTTGGCTCATCTGACAAATACGATCACCCAACTCATACGGAGCAATGTGCTGTCCAACCAACTCCCGATATGTGTGCGTGTGGTTGTCAGCCTGTGTATGCCAGTACACTGCCGCGTTGTGCTCGTAGCCCCAATCAATCGAAATCCACTTCGGCCACCAGGCCTCGAGCTTTGGCCACTCCTGAACAGCTTCCTCCTCCGACCAAACATCAAAATACTGCCCGGCAAACGCATCCCAATCACCCAGCAGGTATGCGGCTCGCATTTTGCCCTTGAGGGCAGCCAACACTCGGCCATAGTCCGAATGCTGGAGGAAACAGTCGCGGCGCTCGTCATCCGTCATCTTGTCGTAGTAGTCGCCTATGGGTATACCTTGAGCAGAGAGCCAGTCTTTCACCCACTCAACGTTGTCCCAGCCATACGCCCGGATGAATGCATAATCTTCGGGGATTTCGTGCTGATCGTAGCGTTTATCGATGAAGATTCGCTTGAGGAAATTATGTCCGCGTCCGCCTGGGTTCATGGTCAGAATCATCTTCGCCTTGATACCCGGCCAGCGGCAGCAGGTCTTAATAAAACACAATTCCTCCTCGTTAAACTGCCCGGCTTCGTCTACGGCAATCGTTGCCCACTCCGACCCCTGATAGTTGTAGATGTCACCCTGTAGATCGTGCGCAGGGTTCTCCGCATACCCAAACACGATTGACGATCCGTTGGGCAGGGCTAGCGTCTTTTCGGTTTTGAGGTAGAATCGCTCTAGCTCAGGGTATTCCCTAAACAGCGGGGTAATGTGGTTGTCAACCAACTGGCGTGATAGTCGTCTCAGAATCAGGTGACGAGTCTGAGGATAGCTCGCTGCTCGCGGTAGGATGACTCTACGGAGCCCGCCGCTCTTTGCCCCTCCCCTAGCCCCTCCCATCCCAATCCAGGTGAAATTAGAGGACTCTACGAGGGTTTTTAGCTGGCGTTGTTTGGGCTGGAGCTGGACTTGCAGGGTACTCAGGGCATAGGCTCGCGCTTCGTAGTCGCCATTAGGCTAGTCATTAAACCACCGGTCGATCCTGATAAACAAATACAACAGCGCACAGATAATAGCGCCGGCCATTGCCAGGTTGACAGCAACTTTACTGACCATCGCAGATGCTCTCTAGTACCGTGGGCTCATTGCTGATTCTGTCTAACCATTCTGGAAATGTCTCTGGATCACAATTTTCGTGCGCATCGCGCTTGATATCGCTGAATAAATCCCGCATGGTTTTGCCCTCGTATCCCCTGAGTACGTGATAGGATTTTCCACCGTCATTGGAAACCATCACCGGTGAATCTGGGTCAATATGCAATCGAGCCAGCTCGGTAGGTGTGATCCTCATTCAGATTTCCCCCCAATATCTACCACCTGAATCATTAGCGGGCCGCCATCTGCCGCTGTAATTGCCTGTGGAACTTTGCCTTCCAAGCGCTCTGCAATCTTCTCAAATGCGTAAACATCACCAGCCCTGGCCTTGTCCACAATCGCCTGAGCCACCTCTTGCGTAATGACCTTGGTCAATGCTCTATCGAGTGCATCTGTGAGTTTGCGTGGCCGTCCTAACGGGTTGCCTGACTGTCCTTTAACGTATGGACGCAGATTCGCTAGGCTATTAGGGTTAATTTTATGAGTTCGATGCTTGCGCTCTTTGATCGCAGAGATATCAGCACCCATGCTCACCTTATACATTTTTTGGAATCTGATGTCAAGCGCAAAATGAAAAAATAGGGATCAAATATGAGGTAACGCCGTGGTGAGGCGGTTAATAGGCCGTGGGCAATCTGATAAGCCGTTTATTTGCAACAAAAACACCTACTTCGTGCTAGCATGGTGCTAGCATCACCCTTCCCCCTCCCCTTAACAATCCCTTCCCCTATCCCTGTGAGACCTTTTATGTGATGTATAGGTACTAGGGGGGATTATAAGGGGGGGGGATTCTGAATGTCAAGCGCTTTTTTCCGGTCAAGTAGTGACTCATTTTGATTCCACGGCCTGAATCATTTCATCGACTGTCCAAACGTGGGAATTCATTCCCGCGTTTTCTATCTAGCAAGGCGATGACTGGGATCGTTGGCGCGGACTTGAGGGAGAAAATAGAACAACCCCTTAAGTTTCAATGGGAAACCGGCGGCGCGCAGCCTCCAGTTATAGTCAATGGGTTTGATGTCACGCTTCTGACGGTGATTATGTACTTGACATGGGTGTTATGCCCACGTCACGTCCGGGATATGTCCTGATCTTTAGGCCATATTACACGGACAAGAACGGACGCCGCGTCTACGCGAAATGGTACGGTCTCAAGGCCTGGCCGCTTTGGGTTCCGGTAACCAAGTAACGTAGCGCCGAGGGGCCACCCGCAATACCTTATATTTTTGAGCTTCCTGGGTGCTCGTGTATCCCAACCGGGAGTGAGTGTTTCTGAGGCAACCGCTCCCAGAAAGGGGGAACCCGTGCGAAAACCAACGAAGCGAATCATCGGGATGATCTTCCGCCTAGGTAGCTTCATCCATGCGTGACCCGTAGTACCAACGAGCACCCAGTATTTCGTTTAGCGGAGGGGTTGGGCATCGGTAAGCCCAGTGGACTTATAATCCAACGTTCCCGGCAGGGACTTGAGGGTTCGACTCCCTCCCCCTCCGCACCAAAGAGATTCTTTGCTGTTAGAGTATCTGTTCTCTACCCAATAACTTGAGTCGCACGCAGATATATACCACTTTCGGGCATCTACTCTACCACTTCTTAGATGCAATGCAAGCGGAATCGGTGAACTAAGTTCACCATAAGAGAGAATCCATCTTTTCTGTGTGAAGTGCATATTCACCCTTCTGACAGAGGGGCCGGATTTAGGCGCATACCCGCGGAGGTGACACCGAATCCGACCCCATACCCGGCTAGGGGCATCTCACAATACCATTTGCACGTTGGTCTGTCAATCATGTTTTTAACATTACGAATTTCAATTGACACAACGCGCATCGTGTGGATAATGGATGTATGACTACCGCATCCGAGGCCGCTGCCATACTCGCTAAACTGAGCAACCGGAATATCACTGCTGCTCAGCGCCGGGCACGATCCGAGAATCTGCGCATTGCCAGATTGTCTCGTCACCCCAAAAAACCGCAGTTAACTACTATTAAAACACACGATTTTTCTGTTACTAAACTAGATAAATCCTCGCAAGCCACGGAAAACACTCCAAATAAAAGTTAGTAAATCCTGAATTATTTTCTTGACATTACAATACGCGAGTAGTATGATGCTGGCATGGTCATACCTAATCATCCTCGTGAGTTAACCGCCAGCGGGCCGGAAACGTGGGCAAACGCGTCCGGCTCCCTGCCAGTTAATTCACGAGCGCAGCACGAGCCAAGCGCAGTAATGAATGAGGGTGGGGGTGGAAATGAGATTCAAGCCACAGCGTTGGATTCCAAAGGACTCTCAAGAGTTTGAGCATCCGCAAGGCCTGGGAATCTGTTATCTGTACACCGCAAGTTCTACTAACTTTCTGCCCAATGGATCATTTTGCGCAGTGGGCTATAGTGGAAAGCGTAACAAGCACGATTTCCACTACAGCTACAGGACGCGGGAAAAGGCCGAAGCTCAGATTGCTGAATATTTCGCAGGGTTGACCCGTACAGCGGAATTTAAGGCCAATATCCGCACCGAACGGAAACAGCGCCAGCCGGACCCGGAAAACCCCACGCTTGCCGAAACCGCGCGGATGGTCCGCGAAGCTCTGTCCGTGGCCTTTCCCAAAACCAAATTCTCGGTTAGGTCAGAATCTTACTCTATGGGATGCTCTATCCAAGTGCACTGGACTGACGGACCAACCCAACAGCAGGTCAAACCAATTCTCGACGCGTTTGAGCGCTGCGAATTCGATGCCATGCAGGATATGAAAACCTACAAAGGCCCTTCGATCTACAAGGGGAGAATCGTGAAGTTCGGCGCGGATTACGTGCAACCATCCCGCATTCTCTCGAATGAACTATTGCGGGATGCAGCTTTGCGCGTGGCTTTCGAGTGTGACCTTCCCTTGGCATTCATAGACGAGCGGGGTTGCATCCAAAATGCTGAATACCTGGTCCCCTGGGTGTATGGTCATTACGGCGAAACGGATGTCCTTGCCCACAGTTCACACGATCAGGAATACTACAGCCGTTTGATTTATCAGGTTGCGCACAACACGTCATGCGAGGAAACGCAGCCGGTGGAATTGCCTGTAAGCGAGCCGAAAATCGTGCGAGAGCTACTCGCCACGGTAGATACTGGCAGGGTTCAATAGCCCAACATAGCACGCGAATGGGGGGGGGGAGTATGGAAAAGATCAATCCAGAAGAACACGCGAAGAAACTGACGACACTCAACCGGCTGATGTCAACTCGTGCTTGTAGGACCATATACGCACATTTGGTTCGGGAGTTGGGTGGAACCACGTTCGATCACGATGCTCCAATTAATCTGTTAACCATCCTAGAAACCAATGGTGTCGTTGATTGCCTTTGGGCACTACGAGCCACAGTAGAGAATTGCGATACAGTAGCTCGATTAATGGCCGCAGACTTAGCGGAGGATGTGCTACCCTACTGGAGTTCGTCCTACCCTACCGACAACCGACTCCATGAATGTATTGACGCGGCTAGATTATTCGCGCTTGGCAAGATTACCTGTGAAAAACTTTCAGATGCAGCATATGCGGCGGAAAGCGCGACATGGGAGGCACGAACTACATCTGCCAGTGCGGCAGCATGGGCGGCAAGATCGGCAGGTGATGCAGTAGTGACAAGGGCGGCAAATGTGGCAGCATGGGCGGCAAGATCGGCAGGTGCGTCAGGGATTAGTCAAGCTGAAATCATCAAAAGCTATTTGTTACCATAGGGAGGAAACAAAATGACTGCCGAAGAAATCTACGCGATAACTCCAAACGAAAATGGATGGAGAATCTTACCGAATAGCAACCGGGTTAAGATCGGTAGAGATGTAATTCTAGGAATTGGTGTAACGCTAGGCGACTGGGCTCGCGTGGGCAAC